ACCTTAACAGAAAGATAGAACTTAAAAATATTGATCAGGCTATTAGCAGATCCATTGAAAATGTTGTGTTGCTTGTGACTATGGGCAACGAACCAGACAAGGGTGGGGTAAACCACAGGAACTTGGCAGCAATGCAGCAAATATTTAAAAATCAAAGTGTGGGTCGAGTTCTTGTATCTGACTATACAACAAAAGCTGATTTTATCATTCCAGATATCCGTAAGGTTGTTGGACCTGAAAAGTATGCTGTAATTAACAAAGATATCGAAGAGGGCTTGCAGAATGTTCTTATTGGAGACTCTAAATATTCTGATACGCAAATTAAAATGAAAGTTTTCTTTCAGCGTTTAGAAGAATCTCGTAGAGCGTTCTTAAATGATTTTATCAATCCAGAGATAAGAAGAGTTTGTAAGGCTGCTGGCCTTAGAAACTTCCCTGAAGCTAGGTTTGCTAAAACTGACACAATGGATGACAACAACCTTTCTAAGCTCGCCACAAGGCTCATGGAGCTTGGTGTGTTGACTCCAGAGCAAGGTATGCAGGTCGTTCATACAGGCGTGTTCCCAGAGTCTAAGGACATGGATGCAGCACAAACAAAATTTGTAGATGATAGAGAAAAAGGTCATTACATGCCCTTAGTTAATACTATCAACCTTTATAACGAAGCAAATGATGATGCGCCAGAGCCAAAACAAGATCAGCCTGTATCGCCATCTGGTGGTAGGCCAATAGGAGTCTCTAACTCATCCTACTCTAAGAAAAATATTGTAGAGGCTACTAAGATGCTAGGTGAATTTGAGCTTTTAGCATTTAGAGAATTTGCCTCTAAGTTTGGCCTTAAAAGAATGTCCAAGCAGAAAAAAGAGATGGTTACAAAAGTTTGTGAATCAATTGTTATAGCGAAAGAAAAAGATGAATGGGAATCAGCCTTAGCTGAAATTGTAGGTGATTTAGATAAGATCACTGCTCTTGGGGTTCACTCCAAAGTTCTTGAATTAGGTTGTCAGCATCAATTAGATGATTTATCTTCTGCGATTTTATATCATTCAACTCAAATTTCTGTGTAAGAAAAGATATGTCATTGGATGATTTTAAAATTTGCCAATTTGAAGCCTCGGTAAGAAAGATAAAAGACGAGGAGTTTGAATCATTTGGCCTGTCTCAAGGTAATATTCAAGAGACGGCAGCTAACTTGCTTCCAGATGATTTCGATCCAGATCAAAATATTGATGTATTACCAGTTGTTTTCAACTTAGCAAAAGTTAATGAGTTCAACAAAAATGGCGACGGCATTGATGCAAAGACTGCTATAGCTGCTATAAAAAGATTTATCAATAAGCCAATTAATATTGAGCATAAAAAAGATAAGATCGTCGGCCACATGATTAATGCGTCCTTCTCAGAACGAGAGTTTGACTTTAAAAATAACGATATTGAATCTTTTGCCGACAAGAAGGAGCCGTTCTTTATGAATGCAGCAGGTTTAATTTATAAATCTGTTTATCCTAAACTTGCTGATGCGATTGTCGCAGCTTCAGAAGAAGACGATCAATCATATCAAAGCATATCGACAAGTTGGGAGTTAGCGTTCAAAGAATTTGAGGTCGCCGTTGGATCAAAGTTTTTAGAAGATTCAACCATTGCAACTGGTGCCGAAAAAGAAGACCTGAAACAATATATCAGGGGTTTAGGTGGAAAGGGCGTAGACCCTAAAGGTAACCCTGTTAACAGATTAATTGTAGGCAAAACATTCCCTCTAGGAGCAGCGTTAACTAGAAACCCTGCTGCTGCTGTGAAGGGTATATATGTTGAGGAAGATGAATCTAATAATAAAAAATTAGAAAAAATTTCCCGAAACGCTAATATTAATGTAAAGTCAGACAAATTAAAAAACATTTTTAATATGGATAACGAACAATTCGAAGAACTTATTACTAAGTTAACTAAGAGTGTTGCTTCTGCTGTGAAGGAGGACTCTGAGGCTAAATCGGTGGGCGAGAGCATTCGTGATACTCTCGTCCAGCACAACGAGTCTTGGACCTCCAAGATTAAAGTTGAGCAGGAAGCCAAGGCTAATGCCGAGGCAGAGCTTGAGGAGCTTAAAAGCTCTTTCAAGGAAACAAAAGAAGAACTAGATGCTCTTAAGAATGAAGTCGAGGCTAAAGCTGCGGTTGATCTCTTTAATGATCGCATGAACTTCATCGACAGCGACTACGACCTGAACGAGCAAGAACTCGCTCTGGTTACTGCTGAAGTTAAAGGACTCGGTTCTTCTGAAGAAGATTTTAATTCCTATAAGGAAAAGCTTGAGGTTATTTTTGCACACAAGCTCAAAAGCAATATCGAAGCTCAAGAGGCTGAGATCAAAGCTCGTATTGATGAGGCTGTAGCTAGTCGTGATCCCGAAGAGGGTGGCGAAGAAGAGGCAGCTGAAGCAGAAGAGTGTTGTGAAGAGGAGCTTGAAGTTGAGTCGGAGGAAGCAGAAGCTTCTATCCCAAACAACAATGCTGACGCAAGCGAACAAATTTCTTTTGTCGAGAGACTCAAGAAGAACTTCTCTGTAGAAGTTACTAACTAACTAACTAAAAACAAATTATGGCTAACGAAATTACACGTTTATTGCCGTTTCGTCAATACGACGAGAATGATGTTATCAACTTCTATTCTCTCGATGCTGAAACGGGCGAGGCGGGTTCTGTTGTTAAGATTAGCGCTGCTAATCTGAGCGATGATCCTGTCAAGTATGTTGAGCGAGGGGATTCCGATTCTTTCCTTAACGTGCAAGCTAAAGCGCTTTCGCTGTATCCAGAGGTTCCTTACAAGGTTACCAAATGTGATGATACAGGTGCTGGCGTAAAGGCGTTGGGAATCATGTTGCGCGATGTTCGCAACAAGGATGAAAATGGTGAGAACCTTCTTTACTATCCGCAGAAAAAAGAAGAACTCCAGTGTGTTGTTTCTGGTGAGGCTGTTCCCGTGGCGACTCGGGGTCTTTTCACCATTAACACCAGAGGACTTACAAACGGAGTTGTTCCTTCTGTGAACGACTACGCTTTACCTTCTCTTAATGGAACCATCACTGGTATCGCGAGTGCTACTCCTGCAAAACATGCAGAGCACCACGGTCACAATATTGGAACCTTTATTGCTACTGGTAATAGGGAATCACAAGGAGGCACCACTGATGCATTTGCTGGTGCTTACGCAATTCTTAAACTCCGCTGCTAATATTTTACGATCATGAAAATCACAATCAAAAGAACTGAAGATCAGTTGGCTCTTATCAGAGCTATGGGATCTAATAATCGTGAAGAGGCTTATGAGGCACAGGCGGCAGTTGCAGAACTGCTTGGACCTGTAGTGTCTGAAGTTATCAACAACGCTCCTACCATTGGAAATCTGTATACCACAATTTCTTATGGAGAAGATGATAACCCATCCTTGCCTTTGGATCTTTTCCACGACATTACTGATGAGGACTACATCGAGGTGTATTCTCAGCAGGTTGCTGGTGGCCTTCCTTACAGTCAAGTGTTTCCTGCTCACAACGAGCTTAAGTTCACGACTTACAATTTGGACAGTGCTCTTGCGTTTGATCGCAAGTATGTCCGTAAGGCGCGTCTTGACGTTGTTAGCAAGACCTTTACTCGGATGGCTCAAGAAGTTTTACTTAAGCAAACGACTACCGCTTTCAACGTCCTTGCGACCGCTCTGGTCAAGGGAACTGGAACTGGAACTACCGCTGGTGGAAGCATCATCGCTTCTGACACGGAGAATCGTTTCGTCCTTGCAGACTTCAATAACTTAATCACGCTTAGTAAGCGCATGAATAGCTCGTTCAGCGGTGGCACCCCTGTTGGTGGCATCAAGTCTGGAATCACTGACCTTCTGGTCTCTCCAGAGATGACTGAGGAGCTTCGTGCAATGGCTTACAACCCAATCAGCACGGCTGCTGCCCCTGTGGGTGGAACTCCTGCTGATGGACAAATGGCACCAGAGGCTCTTCGTCAAGAG